GTGGGGTAGAGGTAAGTAGTTCAATATTCTTTTTCAAATAACGCGACTTACATATGCCCACCGTAATTTTAGTAATTATCGTAGTATATTTCTAATACTTTTGATCTTTCTGCTTTTGTTAATTCATTCCAGTGCTTGTTAAATTGCCTGAAAGATATTTTAAGCAGGTATGTATTCATGTGTGCCATATTATTTTTGTATAAATGTTAAACCTTTGTAGTTAAACCATGAGTCAAACTCGTCTGGTATGTTACCTATTGTGTAGCCTTTGTACATTTTGCCATCTAACTTTAATTTAGTACGATCGCTTGGATATTGTTTTATTGTTTTCATATATATATTATCTTTTAGTAATCGTATTTAGTTTGTATTATTAACAAGTTCTCGTACGGCTGCGCCAAATTCTTGATCATTAGGATACTTATGTTTTAATTCAGTTACTTGTAACCATCTTAGTTTAGCAATTTTTTCTTTATATTCGCCGGGATATATTTCGCTGTTCATAGTTCTTCAAATTTTATAATTTGATTACCATCGTCAAACCAAGTTAACTCTGGATCTATTAATAGCTCACCATCATATATTTTTCTTGCTTGATTGTGAGCATATTGCCATTTTTGTGTTTCAGTACCTGCTGTTTGCCTGTTACCGTAATATCCGGCTAGAATATCTTGTGTTATAGCCTCTATTGCTTGTATTTCATTCATTATTAAAGTCTTGGTGTTTTATATCTTCAAGTTCATCTTTTAATTCAAATATTAGTTCTTCTAAGAACCATATCTTTTCGTCTTTGTCATCGAAGTGATTTCTAATGTTATCATACACTTCGTCCATTATTCTGTTTACGTATTTACTCATCTTCGTTCAGTATATCGTTAATGTAGTCTTCCATGTCTACTATTTCTTTAGATAGAATTAGTAGTTCTTCTAAACCGTCTCTTTCATAGTTGTTTAGATCTTCAGTTTCATTATTGTTAATTGCTTCTACACAATCTCTTAAATCTCTTGCAGTGTTTTCAAACCTGCAGTAACTCATATTTCCCATATTATTTGTAGTTATTATCTATAGCGCAATGAATTACATTTTCTTCTATAAACTTTACTAAATCATATATAAAGTTCATAGGTAACTCACCTCCTGCATTGTTCACAAAATCATCTACCATGTGTACTATTTCGTATAATGCTTCTTTGTCGCTCATTTTATTAATTCGTTTATTACTTTAGTTATTAGTTTGTCAGCATCTTCAACATACTTGTCATCAGTTTCAGTATAACCTAGTTCTTCAAACATATAGTAGTCTATCTCATTATAAAGTACAGTAACTAACCTGTCACATACTTTGTATATCACTTCTTGCTCAGTCATATTAAATCTAGTTTATTAATTAGTTCTTTAGATTTTTGTCTTAACATGGCATCACCGTGATTGTCTAGTATCATTCGATGTAATACATTTTTTACTTTAGCGGTTCCACTCACCATGAAACATCTTGCATCACTTGCACCACTTTCGTAAAAATCATAGAACGAAGATCCTCCATACTTATTTGATAGTTTATTTAAGTCAGCAATGAAGCTTTCAACTATTACACTTACTTCTTCGTTTATTTTACCTTGAAGTGCTTTTTCTATTGCGTTAGTATCTTTCATTTCTTTTTAGATTTTAACTCGTTAATCTCACGTTTTAACAGGTGGATTTCTGTTTGACACTTTTTCTGCTGTGTTTTATTACCCGTGCCTTGGTAAAACTCATTCCATGAGTACAGGTTTTGTAGCTTTTTAATTTTCTTTGCTATCATAGTATTGTTTTACTTTGTTTAGTAACTCGTGTATTTCTTCGTTTGGAAAGGTAGAATACACCTCGTCTACCTTATTACTTACATAGTCGTAAGTGAATTCGTTTGGTTTAACACCGTAATGACTTACAATTAGATCTCTTTTGTCGTAACCATAAGGACTATGGTATGAATTATATATTGCTAGTTTCATATCTCTGCCATAATTTAGTATCATAGCATCGAGATTTTTTGTTTGTATGTATGTTACGTTGTTCATATTATTATTATCTTTTAGCGATTGTGTTTAGTTTGTACAATATGCCCATAGTATAGCTATGCAAGCACATATTATAAAGTATAGTATTACTTCGCCACCGTCTGTTGAGAAATCAGTTCTTTTTTTCATTTTAATTTATTTAAGTAAGTTTCACCATAGTATTCTTCTGGATTTACCTCCAATCTACCTGTTTCATCATAGTGTGGATTAGTAATCCATACACCTTCATATTCAAATTCTATTTTCATATTTTAATTTTTTTTAAGCGACTGTTTCCAACCAACCCCAATCCGCCGCTTTATTATATTTTAAAGATTAATACTTGAAGCAGTGATCCATGAGCAATTGCTCGGAAGATCTTGTTCATTTTCTTGCATAGTAGAATACTTACACTTTCTAAAAGATAAGTCAATATAGTGTATTGAGCACTCGCCTGACTCGCCAAAGGCAGACTTGATTAGTCTTCTTGCTTTAGCAGTTTGAGATTTAGTATAGGTGACGAACTTGCCAAGCGATTCTAGTTCTTGCATATAAGCAATTAGTTTAGTATGCTTTGGATTATTAAAGTCGACCATCTCGTTTATTATTGGAAAAGAGACATAGAAAGAGTAATTATTAGTATTCATAGTTTATATATTTATTAGTTTGTGCTCCGCCAGGTGTTCGTTTTATTTATACTTGCTAAATTATGGCGATCAACTACAAGTTTTTAATTTATTTATTTATATATATATTATCTTATAAGTAATGTATTTAGTTTGTATATTATTTATAAGCAGGACAAGTGGTATTATAATTTTTACCTACTGGTTTAGTATGCACTAAGTTATTACTTGTTGAGCATGAAGTAGCGCAAGTAATAGTTAGTATTAGCATGCCAAGTAAAATAGCAAGAGTGATTATTTTTTCCAAGTTAAACCATATTATATTTTTAGTATATTTATTCATAGTAAAAGGTGTATTATTGTTTATTAGTTATTTTTTAGTTAGAGGTATTGTACTTACTCTCTTTGAGTGTAATTAATTATTAAAAATGTGACAAAAGCCTATTAATATATAATAGTAACAGGCTATTGTCATAGTTTACTCAGCAATAGTTGCTAAGTTTCTTGCAAAAGCAGGAACAGTGTTAGAGTTTGTATAAGATTTATACTCTTGAAAGCAAGGCATTGACTCGAATTTTTCTTGAAAAGTAGAGTAGATCTCGTCATGGTCATAAGTAAACTTAATACCTTTTTTATTAGTGAAAGTAATTATAGCGTTTTCGCCAATTAGAGATTTTCTTATTACAAATCTTTTAGTAGTTAAAGTGTTATTAGAATTTTTCATAGTTTATATTTATTTATTTATATTTATTTATTTATATTTATTTAATTTAGTTATATTATTATTATCTTTGAGTAGTTGTATTTACATTGCAATTTTTAATATTGCCATATTAAATAATACATTGCATAGACAAGCCAAGTGTATGTTGCGATGAACATGAACATGTGAAAATGAGTACGATATTTGTTAATTAAGTTTTTCATATAATTTATTATTTGTTATTAGTTTATGATGAGGTTATGAGTGAGCTAATATTACTTAGCCCAGTTTGGTAATTTATTAGAGTTAGTATAATTGCCATATTTAATAAAGCAGTTCATTGATAGTAAGCGTTCGCTATTGTTAGCGTATACTTGATCGTGATCGTAAGTATATGATTCGCCTTTTTTGTTAGTGAATGTTATTATGTATGAATTGCCAAGTAAAGAGTTAGAAAGAATGAAACGATTTTTTGTTATGTTATTAGATTTTTGCATAGTTATTATATTTATTATTTATTATTTGTTTTGTTTTGTTATATATATATTATCTTTAATGAGTTGTATTTACATTGTAATTATTTAATAATATATTTAATTAATTTAATTGTGTAATGAATAAGATCTGCTAGAATATATGGAGTAAATGCTAGTGCTGCTGCGATTGAAATGATTATTAAAGTTTGTAACATATTGTATTTGTTTTTGATTTTGTTATATATATATTATCTTGAGTTATATGTATTTACTCTGCAATTTTAGAAAATCATATAAAAAACGCAAAAAATTATGTAAATGTTTATAAAATCGTATGGGGGCCCCTTTTGTATAATCCGTTTTGTAACTAGCTGATAATCAGTAGGTTAGTAGTACAGTATTTTACTTATATATATCTAATAATTATATGACATTAGCCTATTAAGTATACTAGTAACTACCTAGTGTCACACTTTGTATGTAGGTAAAAATCACCTTTTACCTGTAATATGCTATATTAGAACTAAAACGAATTATTATGGCATTATACAAACAGCCTTATGGCAACAAAATGGAGGAACGAGCAGCGCTTAGAAAAGAAGGAATTTTTGCTAAAATAAGAGCTAAAAGAATAAACAAGAATACAGGCACTTCATATGGTGATTATGTTAAAGAAGAATATAAGCAAGCACCGGACAAGAAGTCTAGTGTAAGTGTATCTGCTGGATTTGGCTCTGGATCCTCAGACTCTAAAAAGTATATTGCAAATACAGGTACAGGCATAGACTTTAGTGAAGTTAAAAACCAAGGTCAAGGTGACTTTGTTACTCCAGTAAGACCATCTGATCATTCACCACAAACTGATTTAACAGGTGCAAGAGAAGGTCAAGAAGGTATGGCAAATATAAAAGATCTAACCATACAAACAGGTGCAGCAAAAGGAGCAAGTGCTTATATTAATCTACTTAACAAGCCTGTAGGCACAAGGTATGGTGGTAAAAAATTAAGCTTAGGTGTTGAAGGTTCTTTTTCAACAGCACCAGGAATGAAAAGACTTGATCCTATATTTAGTTCAACACTGCCAAATGGTATAAGAGTTGGATCTAATCCTAATATTAAAAGAAACGTATTAACAGACGACGGTACTTTTTCAATGCCAACTAACATCGTCAAAACAAAAGCGGGTATTACTGGACAAATTACATCTCCTGATAGAGATTTTGGTGCGTATGCTAAAGGATCCGTAGGTTTACAATTAGATAATACTAGTGCTGATAAATCAAAACCTTACTTTTCTGGAGAAGTTGGAGCAAATTTGTATGATAAAAACAGAATGTTAAAAAACAGCGGTAAACTTAAAAACATGCCTAGTGTACCTAACAATTTTAAGATAACACCTTCTTTCGGATTTAACATAGCTGGCAATAACTTTAAAACAGGTGACTACGGTATGAACAAAAACATAATATCGGGAGCATCTAATTACTATGCAAACATAACAGCTCAAAAAGAACTAGGCAAAAGATCATCAGTAGCGGTAGGTATAGGCTCTTCTACTGCAGCTGGAAATCAAATTAGCTTTGGTTATAGTTATAAATTAAAATAAATCAAGATAATGGCCTATAAATTATCTAAAAAAGCAAAGGCAGCAAAGAAAAAGCGTGACTTAGCTTATGCTAAAACACCGGATAGAAGAAAAAAGAAGGCAGAAAATCAAAAAAAGAGGCGTGCAGCTAAGAAAAAATTTGGCCCAGCGTGGTTAAAGGGCAAAGATTACGACCACAAAACAAAAAGATTTACATCTATAAAGAAAAATCGCGGAAATCGCGGTAAAGGAACTAAAAAAGAAAAATAAAAACTACAAAACTAACAAAAAATGGCGTTATTAACCAAAAAAGATATAGAAAACATAGAAAAAGACATCAAAGCATTAGAAACTAAAGTTAAAGATGGCGAATCTACTATAGCAGACAACATTAAGGAGGTATCTGAACTAGATGAAAAGAAAGAAAATCTTAAAAAAGAGATATCTGAAGTTAAAGAGGAGAAAAACGAAAAAATAAAAGAGGAAAAAGAAGCAAAAATTGCTTTAGATTTAGCAACTGATACTAAAGACAAAGCTGAGGCAGCTATTACTTCTGCCAAAGCTAAAGTTAAAGAAGCTAACAACGACTTGGACAGTGCTAAAACTGCTTTGGATGAAGCAAAACAAAATGTTGAAAAAGCAGAAGAAGGTGTTAAAGAAGCTGAAGAGGTAAAATCTAAATCAGAAGAAGCTCTTGGTAAAATACAAGATACTTCATCTGCAGAATACATATCATTACAAGCTAAAATAAGTGAACTTAATATAGATTTGCTAGAACTTAAAGAAGATGAGAAAAAAGCAAACGAAGCAGCAGATTTAGCCGTAAATAATTTAACCGCTAAAGAGGATGCTTTAAAAAATGCAGAAGATAAAGTTGAAGCAGCTTTAACCGAAGATGCAGTAGCTAAAAAAGAATTATCAGAAGCTAAAGATAAAGTTATAGATACTGAAGAAGCTCTTGAACACATAGGAAATATATTAGAAGCTAAAGAAGCGGAAGAAAAATCTGTTATTGAAGAATTTAATAAAAAATCTAATGATATAGACAAAGTAAAAGCTGCAGTGTCTAAAGATGTTGAATCAATAAATGATTTAAAATCAGGTTCTATAATTAAAAACTACGAAGCTCAAGTTAAAGAAAGATTAAGTTTCGCAAGAGAAATAGCGCCAACAGAAGGTAAAGCTAAAAACATACTATTTGGAAAAGTTGACGACAAAGAACAGAATATTGTAGAGTCAGATAACAAAATTGTTAAAGACGCTATACTTGAAGGCTTAGGTATTGGAGAAGGAGGAGAGAGCGCTGGTAAAATAAACAATATAATAGGTAGTATAAAAGATGCAGCTTTTGGAGCTCACGAAGCTTATGAAATGGCTGAAAAAGCTTTATTTTCTATAGACACAATAATAGATAAAATAAAAGTTGAAGCAAGCAAAGGTAATTTATCAATGAAAATTAATGGTGCTGAGCTAACAGCTACTAAAGCTTTAGTTATAATAGATCTTGGATACAAGGTAACTTACGAAAGAGTAAAAAAAGCTAAAGGTAGATCTGCATTAGAATTTACAATATCTTGGGGTTTTCAAGATAAATCATAAAAAATCAAGAAATGGCAATAATATATACATACCCGCAAACATCTAATTTTAAATCAGATGATTGTTTTATAATATCTGACGGTAGCGATAATAAGACTAAAAAATTAAGTGCTAGTGGTTTATTGTCATGGATTGACAATAACTTAGAATACGATTTACAACAAGTACTTAATGCGGGGTCTAAAGCAGACGCAACTACAGGAACTTGGACTACGGTTGACATTTGGAAAAATGAAGCTGCAACAGAACCTTTTATTAAAATTGAACCAGGCAATGAACATCTTTATGTTTATGGTGAAATTTTCATGAGAACTGGAGCAACTAAGCCAGCCAATATAAAAACAGATAATCATCAACCTTTATCTATTACTTCTGATGATGCACTTACTGAAACAGCAAAAGTTTTTCAAGGCGTATGGCTTCTTGGTTTTGAAGAAAGTCTTACAAGCGGAAACTATAGTACTCAAGTTCAAGAAGGAGAATATAAAGTTACTACAAACGCAAACAAGCAAGTTTACATGTCTGCTGGAGAACCTGATGGTTTTGAGTTTTTAGCAGTTCCGGGTACAGTACATAAACCAAACCTTCACCTTAGAGATAGTATAAATTTATATATAGAAAGTACAGTTACAGATAGTTTAGGTGCTATTGGTACAGCTGACAAAGTATTAAAGTCTAATGCTCAAGGATATGTTGAGTGGGCAGACTACGCTGCGCCTGCTGCTGCTAGCCCAACTAAAAGTATACAGTTTAACAAAGGTAATAATGAGTTTGGTGGTGAAGAAGCTTTCAAGTATGACAGTGCTAGTAATACTATGGAAGTAGGTATACCAGTATCTGAATTCGGTAGAGTAAGAATACATAGTGAAGAAGCACCAAGCAGCAATGTTGGTCAACTAGCTCTTCACGATGGAACAGGTCAAGCGCTAGTAATACAACCGCCTATTACTGCTAATACAGATTACGTTTTAACTCTACCTGAGGACGCTCCTGGAAACGCAGTTAGTTATTTAGTTTCAAACACTAGCGGTGAGCTTTCATGGACAGCTGCTAGCGGTGGAGGTTCAGCAAGTGGAGGTCTTGGATCTATTCAATTAAGTGATGGTAATGGTAACTTTACTTCTTCAGACTTTAAATATTTGTCCTCTACCAGCACTTTAAACGTTGGTATTGGAAATAATACAAACACTACAGCTCAAGGTGTAATTATTGGAGCTAGTGCAGCTAAGTCTGGTACTTTAAGTATATTAGGACCTCAGCTTGGTAAAGTTCAGTTTCAAGCTGCATCTACAGGCAACGCTTCTGTTGCTTTAACTTTTCCTGACACAACACCTCAAGCTAATCAAATATTACAGTCAGATGCATCTGGTCAGTTATCTTGGATTAACACGCCTTCTGGCAGTGGTGGTTCACCAGCTGGATCTCAATATGAAATACAATATAATGATGGTAGTAATCAATTTGGTGCAGACACATCTTTTACTAGAGATGCAAATGGTACTATAAGTATATCAACTCAAACAGGTCAGTGGTCTGCGTTATCTGCAAGTGCAAATAACAACTTAACAACCCAAGGTTTTCAAGATATTTTAGGTGTTGCTAATTTTGATAATGCTGATACATCAGGTGGTTTTAGTACTGTTGTAGCTATAAGATCTGCTAACACAACGCAAGCAAACACTGAGTTAATTACTTTTTATACACCATCAGCTACAACACCTTCTGGTTCTATAGTTTACGACACTAATACTAGTCAACTATTAATTCCAACAACTTCTGATGAAAGGCTTAAAGAAAATAAGTCTGACTATGATAAGTTGGATGCAAAAAATAAAATTAAAGCTTTAAATGTAAAAAAATACAACTTTAAAGATGACGAAACTAACAAAGAAATAAAAGGTTTCTTTGCTCAACAAGTTAAAAGCGTAATACCTGAAGCCGTTATAGGTGAAGAAACTGATACGTGGGGTGATGGCACTATAAAGCCTATGTCTATAAACATGCATGTTCTTATACCTTATCTTACAGCTGCTTTACAAGAAGCTCAAGAAACTATAGAAACTTTACAGGCGTCTATAGCTACTTTACAAGGTGATGTTGGAGATTTAGACAATGACTATAAAGAACTAAAAGAGAAACAAGAAAAAATTCAGGAAGACGTTAGCGATATTCAAGGTGATGTTAGTGATATTGAGCAAGATATAACCACAGTTAAAACTAATGTTGAAACAAATACTACTGAAATAGTAAGCGTTAAAACAACTGCTGAAACAGCTAAAACAACTGCTGAAATAGCTAAAACAACAGCTGATACTGCTAAGACTACTGCAGATACAGCTAAGACTACAGCCGATACAGCTAAGACTACTGCTGATACTGCTAAGACTACTGCTGATACTGCTAATCAAAAAGCAAATGATAATGAAATTGAAATAGCTAAAAAAGCTGACAAAGAAGAAGGCGAAGGCGAAGGATACTAAAATATCTACAACCAAGTAGAAAACCACTATCTTAAGTGATAGTATATAATAACAACCAAAACATAAAACCATGACGTTTTTATACACGCGCACTAATTCGTGGACTAGTGCACCACAACCAAATGAAAAGACCATTGAACTATGGAAGCACGTAGCAACCAAAAGCAATTGGAGAATTGTACAACTACCAAATGGATACTATCAAACCGAGTACAAAGACTTAAACGAAAACTGGGTCGATGTTACAAGGAGAGAAACCATGGATGGCGCTGAAGCTGCTATTGACAGTTCAATAGAACATTACAATAAAAAACTTGAGTTTGCCAACGGACCAAAAGTTGTAAAAACATTTGAATAACAAATCAATTTAATTAAATTTAATATAATATGCAAGAAGTTAAACTAGTAAAAGACTTGGTCTTTGGTGATAAAGCTAGAGACCAGGTTTTAGCTGGAGTTAACAAGTTAACACATGCTGTAGGATCTACATTAGGTGCTAGTGGAAAATGTGTAATACTAGAAGACTCTAACGGAAAACCACAAATAACTAAAGACGGTGTTACAGTAGCAAATTCTATTTTGTTAAAACATCCATTACAGAATATTGGAGCAACGTTAATAAAAGAAGCCGCTCAAAAAACAGTAAGAGACGCCGGTGATGGAACAACTACAGCTACTGTTTTAGCTAAGTCTATATTAGACGAGTATAACACTCATAGCGAGTTAGATAACGAAAGATCTATAAAAGATGGAATAGACTCAGCTGTTAAAAACGTTTTAAAATATTTAAACAAAAAAAGAAAAAAGGTATCAGGTAACAGAATAGATAGTGTTGCTACAATATCAGCTAATAATGATAAAGAGCTTGGTAAAATTATAGCTAAAGCTTTTAAAATGGTTGGAAATTCTGGTTTAGTAATAATGGAAACAAATGATAAACCAGAGACAGAGGTTGAAGTTGTAGAAGGTTTAGAGTACGAACAACCTTTAACAAATCACAACTTTATAAACAACTTAGAAAATTCAACTTGCGAACTAGATAAACCTTTAGTTTTAATAGTAGAATCAAAAATAGAAAACATTAGAAAAATACAAAGCGTTCTTGAATATGTTATAAAGAATGATAAAAGTTTACTTATTATAGCTGATGTATCACAGCAAGTAACTAATGCTTTAGCCATGAATAAAGTTAAAGGCAATATAAAAGTAAATGTTGTAAACACACCAATGTATGGTTTAACAAAAAGAGATACACTGACAGATTTATGTGCTGTGACTGGCGCTACATTAATTAACGAGGGATTAGGAGACGATATAGATGCTATAGCTATAGAACATTTAGGATCATGTGATAAATCTATAACTAACAGCATAAATACAGTTATAAAAGTTAATAATAAGGAAAATACTGAAGTTAATAAGTTAATTGAACTTGTCAACGAAAAAATTAAATCAACTAGAAACAAAGGCCACTTGCAAAGACTTGAGAAAAGATTGTCTAGATTAAAAGGTAAAGTTGCTATAGTTAAAGTTGGTGCAGATTCAGATATAGAACTTAAAGAAAAGTTAGATAGAGTTGAAGATGCTATTTGTGCTACAAAGGCCGCTATAAAAGAAGGTATAGTACCAGGAGGTGGTATTGCTTTACTAAACGCATCAAACTATTTAAAACCAAAAAATATTGGAGAAGAAATATTGTATTGTGCTATTAGAAAACCTTACGAGCTAATACTAGAAAACGCTGGTATAAAAGAACATACTTACTCTGGTGATGAGGGTTTAGGATTAGACGTGGTTACAGGAAATACGGTTGATATGGTAAAAGCCGGAATTATAGATCCTTTACTTGTTACTAAAAGTGCTTTGATTAACGCGGCCTCTGTTGCTAAGACTATAATATCTACTGATTGTGTAATAAATAATATTAGAGATTATGAAAGCAATAGGTAAATATATAGTTATAAAACCAATAAATTTTAAACTTCAAAAAACTAAAGGTGGCTTGTTATTATCAGAAAGTGAAAAAGAAGATATTAGATATAGACAAGCTAAAATAAAATCAGTAGGCTGTGACGTTAAGGGCTTGGAAAATGGCGATAAAATATATTATGATAAATCTGCTGGTTTTAAAATAGAAATAAAAGAAGAGTCTTATAAGGTTATACAGGAAAAAGATGTAGTTATAGTTTTATGAAATTAGATTCTAGTTATATAAAAGAAATAAATCTTTTTAAACATTATAGAATAATAAGAAAGTGGGCTTGTAAAACAAACAATCTTAACGATGCTGATTTAGAGTTGTTAATATATTTAGAGTCTGTGAATTTATTTACTAAAGATGATTTTAAAAAAGGTACGTATTCGTACAGCTGGGACAATAGACGCTGGAACAGATTATTGAAGCAAGGGTGGATTAAAGTGTGGAGAGAAAGAAACCGCACAACTCAAAAATATAATATATATAAAGTATCCGTAAAGTGTAAACAGCTAACGTCACGTATGTACCGAATTATGTTAGGCGAAGAAAACATGCCTACATCAAAAATTAAAGATAACAGTTACATTAACAAAGTTACTATAAAATCTATAAACTACGCTAATAGCGATAAAAAATAATAATATGGGATATAATGAAAATCCAATGATGGTTGACAAAAAGTTTTCTGTTATCAATGCTGGAGCTAGAGATGTTGTTGATGAATCATCTGACGTGATAAATAAAAAAAAAGGTATCGAAAAAACAGGATCACCTCTTTCTATGAAGTCAAGTACTATAGGAGCTGTTGGTAAAGTTGCTGCTGGTCTTGCTAATTTTATACCAGGTGTTGGTCCATTAGTTTCTGCTGGATTGTCTGCAGGAACAGACGCTCTAGTAGCTAAAAAAGCTGGTGAAGAACAGGCAGCCATTGATAATAAAGTGGCAGAAACAAAAAGTGAACAAGATAAACTAAAAGCTAACACCACAGGCACTGATATATCTGCTGGTGGTTATGGTACTAATACTACGCCAACTGGTGGATCTGGAATGGGAGCCGTTAATCAAGAAGATGAACTTGCATCACTACTAGCGGATCCAGCTGCTACTCAAAAAAAAGGTTACCCAAAAAAACTTGGAGAAGTTAAACCTTCTTATACTAATTTAAAACAATCAGCTTTAGAATATAATAAATCTATAGCTATGATGACAATATCAGGCGCTTCTTCGTTAGAAAAGAAAGGCTGTTACAAACCTAAGTAAAAAATTATTATGAAAAATAAAAATTATAAAGAGCCAACCATGATTAAGCCTTGTGGTTGTAGACACAACTGTGGTTGTGGAACAATACCTGGTATTGAAAATGATTTACCTTATAAGGGCAATGCTGCTCTTAACGCGCAAAAGTCGTGACAGAAGATATAAAGCTGTACGTATTAAACGCGGGTTCTTTTACTATAACTTGCATGGATTGGTTAGAGCCAGCATTAAAAATAATGTTGCTATTAATAACTATAGGATACACAGCTCATAAATGGTACAATATAAAAAACGATAAAAAATGAGTTTTTCAAAACATCATTGTTCAAAAAGCCCTTTTAAATCAACAGAAAATGGAGAAGGTGAAAAAAAAGGTGTTACAGCATACACTATGAGTGAAGAGACTGCTATTAAAGCTTGGGCAAACATGACCGATATTGAGAAAAAAATATATCTTAAAAACAATAAAAACTTTGTAGAACCAGATTTAGGCCAAAAATAATGAGACAAATTAATAAAATAATTGTACATTGCTCCGCTACCAGGGAAGGTGAAAACTACACAGTAGACACTATACGTAGTTGGCATGTTGACGGTAGAGGCTGGAGCGACATAGGCTATCATTTCTACATAGACTTATATGGTGAAATACACAAAGGTAGAGATATAGCTAAAATCGGAGCTCACTGCAAAGGTCAGAATCGTAATTCAATAGGTATATGCTATTGTGGTGGCGTTGAGGCAGATGGTAAGACTCCGAAAGACACTAGACTTGATTGTCAAAAAGAAGCTTTAACTGCAGTGCTTAGAACTTTAAAAGCGATGTATCCAGAAGCTGTAATACATTCACATAATGACTTTGCTAACAAAGCATGTCCATCTTTTAACGCTACAGAAGAATATAAACATTTATGAAAATAGGAGAAGGTACGGAATTTAAAATAGACATTAAAACCGTAGTTAGCATAATAGTAATAACATCCATGTTTGTTGGCATGTATTATACTTTGCAAGCAGATATAGAAGAAGCAAAAAAGATGCCACCTGCAGAAGTTAAACGTATGGAATATGATTTAAAACAACAATGGCAAACAAAGCATATAGAAGATCTAGAAGAAAAAGTAGACGAAATACTTTTTTGGTGTAAAGAAGTAGATCAAAAATTGTATAATAAAAAAGATAAATAATTATGGGACATTGTAGCGCACTAAAAAAGAAAAAGAAAACAAAAAAGAAAAACTCTTGCTGGCCTGGGTACGTTGCTAAGGGTAAGAAAAAATCACCTAGTGGTAAAAGAACTAAATCTGGTAAAATTAAAATGGTTAACAACTGTGTTAAAATAGGTAAAAAAAGAAAATAATGTTTAAATTACAAAGTCCGCTAACACACTGTATTGGTTACATGCATAATAATGAATCTTGGAAGTCGGAAAGAACTAGAAAAGAGGAAGGCGAAAGTCCTTTTACAAAAAAGAAAAAGAAAAAGAAAAAAGGCGGTAGAATAAGAAAAACTACTAAAGGTAAAGGTCGTAACTTTAGAAGTACTAAAGAAGGTGCTGGCATGACTGAAAAGGGTGTTAGAGAATATAGAAGAAAAAATCCTGGCAGTAAACTTAAAACAGCTGTAACTGAAAAAAATCCATCTAAAAAAAGAGCAGCAAGAAGAAGATCTTTTTGTGCTAGATCTAGAGGTTGGAAAAGTAAAAGAGGTAAGGCTGCTAGAAGAAGATGGAGATGTTAATAAACAGAATATGAGCTTTAAAATTAAACCACCATACAAAATAGACAACACAGCGGTTTATCACGTTGATGAAGAAGAAGGAGTTTTAGGTAGAGCTAATATGTGCGGTACTATAACTATAAATAACAAAGTTACTGACGAAGCTCAAAGACAAGAAATTATATCTCACGAAAAAGTACATATAGACCAAATAAAAGATGGTAGACTTGCTTATGATGATTGTAATATTTATCATAGAAAAAGTGGCAAAGGAAAATGGAAAGTTAAAAAAAGAGGTAAAGATGACGGATCTAAATCTACTTGGTGGGAAAAAGAAGCATATAAAAAAGAAAAAAAATAAATAATCATGAGTGATAAAAATAAAACTTTTGACTACTCTCAGTCAACAAAACAAAATAAAAAAAGATATAAATCTGACAAATCATCAAAGCAGGCTGTAAAAGATTCAAATGTTAAGCATAGCTTTATTAATGCTATAAAAAGTGGAGTTGTAGCAAACGCTTTCCAACAAGCCGCAAGACAAGTTATTGCAAAAGGAGCTTCTGGTCAGCAAAGTGCTAGACCATCAACACCTTCACCTGAACAAAAATCAGGAAACCCATTATATAAGTATGGATGTGTAAAAGGAAAAAAATAAATAAATTATGGAAACTATTAAAGAAATTGTCAATCATCCTTTATCCAAGGCGGTAGCTTGTGGAATAATAGGGGCTTTTTTACTTGTTGAATCTCATCCACTTTATGGTGGTTTTGCTTTTGGCATGGGAGTTAGAGAATTTTTATTAGCTTTTAAAAGTGAGTAAGAAAGAAAAAAAGAAATTTAAAGAAACTAAGGTAGGGGCTTTTTTAACTGAAAAGGCTCCTAAATTGGTTTCACAATTAGGAGAGTTTTTACCTGATCAAGGTGGTCTTGGAGTGGTAAAAAACCTTATAACAAGTGATAAGAGTATTAAGGCTGCTGATAAAGATATGGCGCTTAAACTTTTAGATCAAGACATAGCTGAGATGAACAATATCTCAGAGAGATGGGCTAGTGATATGAAGAGTGATTCATGGTTAAGTAAGAACACTAGACCTATGACGCTAATATATCTTACTCTAGCTATGACAATATTTATAGTGCTAGATTCAACTGTACTATTAGAAATTAAAACAGGTTGGGTTTCTTTATTAGAAGCTTTACTTATTACAGTATATGTAGCGTACTTTGGAAGTAGAGGCGCTGAAAAAATAACAAAAATTAAAAATTAAAACATGGACGGTGTACAAATAAAACAAGCAAAAGAAGTTAGAGTATTTGCTCACTCTGCTAAAACTGTTATACCTGGTTCAACAAGAATAGATAACACAGAAAACAGAGGTGTTTGTATATATGTTGGTGGCAGCGGTAATTTAAAAGTAACAATGGAAGACGGAGTTGATGTAGAATTTAAAAACGTTGTGCAAGGGACTTTTTTACCTATACTAGTTACTCACGTGTTGTCTGGAACTACAGCAACTAATTTAGTTGCTTTATGGTAATGAACGGCATAGGGTATGTTATACCTAAGTTTAGAATCGTTAATCCTGTTATTCCACCGTGTTTTATAGAGCTAGAAGGTGCTACAGTCACTGATGTTGTAGCTATGGAAACTAGTCTTAATGATAAGATTAAACTTGAACAATGTCTAAATTAAAAAATAAATAAAATGGCAAACGAAAAAATAAGTCAATTTGCAATAGATGCGGACATTGAGGATATTGATGGTTTAGCAGCTATGACAATAACGAACACCACAACTGCTGATCCAGCTGGTGGTGTTCCCATAGAGTATGGTAATGTAGCGCTACCTGGTTACGCTTTTACTTTAGGAAATATATTAAAAACAAAAACAGATAGATCTGATCCTGATCCAGCAAACTGGAGCGATGTTGATGCAAATACTATTATAGGTGCTCAAACTGGTACTGTAGGAGTTGATAAAGGTATTATGTTTAATGATTCTCCAAATACTGGTAATGTAACGCAGATTTATTCTCAATCATTTTCTAAATTTAATATAAAAAGTTTAAGAAATGGAGGCGCTGAATTTTTTGTTAGCGATTACAAAGAATTTAACTATGCTTCTTCTCAAACTGGATCTCACTTTCACGTAGACGTGAGCGAAGATACTAGTAATATAAAACACCACGCTGGAAATCATGCTAGTTCTGGTGCAGCTAGCGTAGAGTTATATGCTAAAGGAACTGCTCCAGACTTAAACTTATACTCAGGTGAAGATATAAACATAACTTCTGGAAAAGGTCAGTCTACTCAACAAGCAGGAGATGTTATATTGACATTAGGCAATACAACCCCAAATGCTAAGCAACTTTTAGCTGCAAAAGATACTAGTGGTACCTTAGCGTGGCAAAGTGAAAGTACTTACGATCTTGTAACAACAATATCAACCGGTAGCATATATGTAGGTCTTACAAAGGATGCTAGTGTCAGTCCTGTTATTACTAGTAGCATTCAATTTAACGAAGACTCAGGTATTAAATTCACTAACCCCGTAGGCTCACAAACTGCTTCTTTTGGTATAAAAGCGAATCTAAACACCACTGGAGGTTTAAAGTTTTCTTCTACTGGTGAAATTGAATTAGATTTAGGCTACGCTCAAACCGGTAAAAACTACGCTGTACAGTTAGACAACAATAAACTTTATGTTAATGTTCCTTGGACAGATACAGATACTACTTACTCGGCTGCAACTAAAACAAATTTAGGTTTACTTAAACTTGGATCTAACACAACTCTTACAGCAACATACGAGTCAGGATCAGCTGGCACAGCAGTGTCAAATAGAGCATATCCTGTACAATTTAACTCATCAAAAGAAGCAGCTGTATATGTTCCATGGTCAGATACAAATACTACTTACGGCGCTAAAAGTGGTGGTGGATTAACACTTGATAATAGCAACGAGTTTTCAATTTCAGCTCCAGTTTCTTATTTACTTGGAGGTACAGGAACTACAACTAATACAGCTAATGGAGTTGTATTTGCAGGTAGTGCAGCATATCAAACAGGACCTGAATTTACTTTTATAAATGCAAATTCAGCAAGCGCTGCTGCTACAAGTACTTTATCTGTAGGTTTATCAAACACTAGTGCACCGGACGAAGGTTTTCAAGGTATTGTACAAATAAAAGGTCAAGGGGATTTAAATGAAGATCCATACAACGAGTGTGGTAGATTAGAACTACAATGCCAAACAGGTGGACATAACTTCCATATAGTAGGGCCAGATCATGCGAGTATGAGTTATAGTCCTGGTATTGTACTACCTAGCAACATTGGTAAAGCTGGTCAAGTATTAGTTTTAGATACTGCACCAAACAGTGGTTCTGTTAGAACAGGAACTACAAAATGGGAAACACCTGCAAATCCAAAGAAAACTTTTGTTATACTTTCAAATGGAAATGGAACTAATAATAATTGGGTGATAAAAGACGGTTATAATGCTAAGTGTGATTTTACTACTTCAGGTACTAACCAAGCCTTAGATTTAGATACCATGTTTGATCCTACTCAAAATCCTGGAGCAGTAGCAGGCGGTGATTATGGAACTCTTATAGTTATAAACGGAGCTTCAGCAGGTACTATTACCTTTCCAACATCATCAAAGTGGGTTGGTGGTGGAACACCTACGCCTACAGACAATGGAGTTGACATATATTCTTTTATATATGATGGCGTAAACTTTTATTGGACATACGGGTTAGATAATAAAGTATAATAAAGTAAAAATATGAGTAATATTGTAATACCTTATAGAGGCCTTTTGACACAGCTTGGAGATGGTCCTTATGTTCCACCTTCAGGAAACTTAATAGGTGACTGGAATCCTTTAGCGACTAACGTTACTAAAGCTACTGTTGGAAATGAAGAATTTGTTTCAAGATGGGATAATTCTACTAATGGTAGGTATATGGACCAATCTAGTGCTAGTGCTAGACCAACTTGGCATGATGGCTCGGGTATAGGTGATATTGGAAAGCCTTATTTAAGGTTTAATGAAAACGCAACTGGTTTAAGTTCTGGTGTTACATGGCTTGAGTTAGACACGGACTTTTACGCTCATACTCAAGTTATGACATTCTACTTTGTAATGGACCCAACTGGAGATCCTGATACTTACATTAACTGGATAGGAAACAGCTTGGATTATGACTATGATGAAGGTTGGAGATTAGGAACAGATTCATCAAGTGAAGAAATGGAAGCAGGAGTTGGAAATTGGCCACAAAACTCGATGACATTGAAAAGTAATTGGACAAGTAGAAGAGTTGTTTGTTATAAATTTTATAGAACAAGTAATGAAAGTCTTCGAGCGAACCGTGGTGGTTATACATTTGGAAATGATCCTGTTATTTGGACTTCAGACACTTCATACTATAATTGGAATGTCTCTTTCCAAGGTTTTAATCAAGCTAGTAATGTTCATTCTGTGGTTTGTGGAACTGGAAGAAACGGAAGTGGAAACATACCTTATTATGGTTCTGATTTTAATATGTACAGGTGGTTAGTTTATGACACATACCACAATGATTCAACTTCAGAAGATATAATGGTAGCTTTAAAACAAGAATATAGTACTTTATAAAATGAGATTAATAATAGATACAGAAGAAAATTTAACATCTATACAGCAGCAAATACAAGATCAAATAGGAGAAGTATATTTAAAAAGAGAAAATTGGTTAGTAAATAACAATGATCCTTCTTTGTTTGCTATCTGGTGTGTAGATGCTTACAAAACACAGATTGTAAGTGTTATAGGTCAAGACGCGTGGGATAACGCGCCTATAGTGCCTACAGATAAACCAAGCGATTGGTTTAAACCTAAACCGGATAAAAAAACGGATAATTAAAAAATAAAATTAAATTAAATTAAATGGAAAAAGTAATGGAAAAAGTAAAGAACAAAATAACTAAAGAAGAGTTAGATGTAGTTCAAGAACAACATAATAAGTTAAATCTGTACTTAAATAGAATAGGTTTAATGTCAGCTCAACATCATGCTTTGTTACACGAAATAAGTGTAGTAAATAAAGCTATAGAAGAAAACAAAGCTGAATTAGAAAAAAAGTATGGTGAAGTAAACATAAACGTAGAAACAGGAGAGTTTACTAAAATCGAGAGTGATGAAGATAATAAGAAAGATTAGCATTGGATCTGATTATAAAAATGATGCAATGCACTATTCTGTTGGTCAAGAAGTATATGGTGGACATACTATATGTGATATAATAGATAATGAAGATAGTGGGGAGTATTCTATTTATATAAAAAAAGACAACGAAGTTTTACCTTGGAAAAGGTTTAATTCAAACATGGCTATAGCAGTAGAATTTGATTTAAACTACTAATGAAAAGTTTATATCAGTTTATTATAAAGCCTTTTGAATCAAGGTATAATAACGTTAAAAAAATTGGTGATAAAAACCTAATAGTTAATGCTGACATTTCTCAGCATAGTTTTGTTAGTAAAAAAGCTGTAGTTGTTTCTACTCCTACAGCTTTTAATTCAAACATAAAAGAAGGTGATGTAGTTTACGTTCATCACAATATATTTAGAAGATGGTACAATATTAGAGGAGAAGAAAAAGATAGTTCATCTTATTTTATGGATAACTTATACTTTGCTAATATTGATCAAATATACATGTACAACTTAAAATGTAATTTAAACTATTGTTTTGTAAAGCCAATTAAAAATAAGTCTTATTTAAGCTGCAATAAAGAACAAGAACACTTTGGTATATTAAAATACTCTAATAGTCAATTAGAAGCACTAGGATTGAAACCTGGTGATCTTGTAGTGTTTACACCGTATTCAGAGTTTGAGTTTATTGTAGAAGGAGAAAGACTTTATTGTATGAAATCTAATGATATAGCTACTACGCATGAATACGAAGGAAACGAAGAAGAAAATAATCCAAGCTGGGCAAAAAGCTATTGAGGAGTTAATTAAGGTAGCAAAAGAAAAGATTGTAGACTCAGATGATGACGTTTCAGCTGATAGACTTAAAAATGCTGCGGCTACTAAAAAGTTAGCTATAATGGACGCTTTTGAGATATTAACTAAAATAAACGAGGAAGAAGAGATGCTTAATGAAAAGCCAAAAGAAAAGAAAGAAGAAAGATCTTTTAGAGGCTTTGCAGAAGGGAGAAGTAAATGAGTTACAAACAAACACTTTGGAAAGAAATAAAAGAAGTTGTAAACCCAAGTTTGCTTAAAAAAGAAAACAAGAAAAAATCTTGGAAATACGGATACAACTCTGATTATGATTTTGTAATAATAAGTAAAACTGGACAAATTGGACAGATCATTGAAATACAAAACCTTCGTATTGCATTACCAGCAGAAGATGAACCTTTTAAACGAAGCAAAGTTAAAGAGGAACAATATTGGGAAAAGCAAGAATACCCGAAAGAGTTAAGTAGAATAAAAAGCAGATTTGATTGGGATGAGTATCCTACAGATTTTAAAGAAGAGTGGTATGACTATATTGATAAAGAGTTTAAATATAGAGAAGAAGGTTATTGGTTTTATAACAATGGTAATCCTACTTATATCACTGGTACTCATTACATGTACCTGCAATGGTCAAAGATTGACGTTGGTGCAGCCGATTACAGAGAGGCAAATAGACTCTTCTTCATATTCTGGGAAGCTTGTAAAGCGGACAACAGGTGCTATGGAATGTGCTATCTTAAAAACAGACGGAGTGGATTTAGCTTTATGTCGTCAGCTGAACTGGTCAACCAGGCAACAATATCGTCTGACGCTAGATTCGGTATCTTATCTAAGACTGGAGCGGATGCTAAAAAAATGTTTACCGACAAAGTTGTACCAATATCCGTTAACTATCCGTTTTTCTTTAAACCCATCCAAGATGGTATGGATCGTCCTAAAACCGAACTGGCGTATAGAGTACCAGCTTCAAAGCTTACTAGACGAAAACTAGAAACAAACGAACAACTAAAAGAATTACAAGGTCTTGATACAACTATAGACTGGAAAAACACGGGGGACAACTCTTACGATGGTGAGAAATTAAAAATATTAGCACACGACGAATCAGGAAAATGGGAACGACCAGACAATATATTAAACAATTGGAGAGTTACAAAAACTACACTAAGACTAGGCCGAAAAATAGTAGGCAAGTGTATGATGGGCTCAACTTCAAACGCATTAGATAAAGGTGGAGACAACTTTAAAAAATTATACTATAATTCAGACGTTACAAAAAGAAATAGAAATGGACAGACAGTTAGCGGACTCTATTCTCTTTTCATCCCTATGGAGTGGAACTACGAAGGATTCATGGATACTTTTGGACTACCTGTATTCACTACGCCAGAAAATAAAGTCCTCGGAATTGACAATGTCCCGATTGACACAGGAGTAATTGAACATTGGGAAAATGAAGTTGACGGTTTAAAGTCTGATCAAGATGGTTTAAACGAATATTATCGTCAATTTCCAAGAACTGAGCAGCACGCGTTTAGAGATGAAAGTAAAGATAGTTTATTTAACTTAACAAAAATATATCAACAAATAGATTATAACGAAGAGTTAGCTAATAACAAAAGTGTTGTAAGAGGTAGCTTTATGTGGGACGGAGGTATTAAAGACACTAGAGTTATTTTTTCACCAAACACAAGTGGAAGATTTTTAGTTACTTGGGTTCCTGATTATAATTTACAAAATAAGTTAAATTTAAAAAATGGTATTAAATTTCCTGGAAACGATCATATAGGAGCATTTGGTTGCGACTCTTATGATATTAGTGGTACTGTCGACGGCAAAGGGTCTAAAGGATCACTTCACGGACTGACAAAGTTTAGTATGGAAAATGCTCCACCTAACCACTTTTTCTTAGAGTATATATCAAGACCTCAAACAGCTGAAACTTTTTTTGAAGACGTTTTAATGGCTTGCGTTTTTTATGGTATGCCAATATTAGCAGAAAATAATAAACCTAGATTGTTATACTATTTTAAAAGAAGAGGCTATAGAGGTTTCAGCATGAACAGGCCTGACAGAATTTGGAATAAACTTTCAACAACAGAAAAAGAAATAGGTGGAATACCAAACACTAGTGAAGATATTAAACAAGCTCACGCAGCTGCTATTGAAAGCTATATAGAAAGCTATGTAGGTCAATTAAATGAAGGTTTTGGCGATATGTATTTTCAACAAACTTTAGAAGATTGGAGCAGGTTTAATATAAACAATAGAACAAAGCATGATGCATCTATAAGTTCTGGTTTAGCTATTATGGCTTGCAATAAAAATAGATACACACCTTTAGCAAAAAAAGAATATAAGTCAATAGACGTAGGGTTTAAAAAATACGATAACACTGGTTATGTTTCAAAAATTATATAAATGATAATAAACGCAAATACAAATAGTTCTTTTCCTAGTCAGGTAGTACCAGACGCAGAGAAAATGAGTTACGAATATGGCTTAAAAGTAGCGCAAGCTATTGAATACGAGTGGTTCAGAGGACCAGTAGGTAGAGGCGGCGACAGATTTAATAGTAATTATAACAATTTTCACAAGTTAAGACTTTACGCTAGAGGTGAACAGTCTATACAAAAATACAAAGATGAATTATCTATAAACGGCGATTTAAGTTATTTAAACCTTGATTGGAAACCAGTTCCAGTTATACCTAAGTTTGTAGACATATTGGTTAACGGGCTTTCACAAAGAAGTTATGAAATAAAAGCATATGCACAAGATCCTATATCTACAAAAGAAAGAACTGATTATGCTCAGTCTATACTTACTGATATGGCGGCTAAGCAGTACATATTAAAAGTAAAAGAACTAACTGGAAAAGATATATCAAAAGGTCCAATTGGCCCAAACGTGCCTACTAAACCTGAGGATTTAGATGTTCATATGCAGCTTGATTACAAACAGTCAATAGAAGTTGCAGAGGAAGAGGCTATAAATTTTGTATTAGATAAAAACAAATATGACTTAACAAGAAGAAGATTAAACTACGATTTAACAGTGTTAGGTATTGCAGCTACTAAAACTTGTTGGAATAGATCTGAGGGTATTACAGTTGATTATGTTGATCCTGCTAGCCTTGTTTATTCGTACACTGAAGATCCAAATTTTGAAGATATATACTATGTAGGTGAAGTTAAACCTATAACTATAGCTGAAATTAAAAAAATATATCCATATTTAACTTTACAAGATTTAGAAGAAATACAAAAATATCCTGGTAATTCAAATTACACTAGAAATTGGAACGGTAGACAAGATAATGATACTATACAAGTTTTGTTTTTTGAATATAAAACATACACAAACCAAGTTTTTAAAATAAAAAAGAACGATCAAGGTTTAGAAAAAGCTTTAGAAAAACAAGATACATTTTTAGAAGCTCCAGAAACAGAAAACTTTAAAAAAGCTTACAGATCAATAGAAGTTTTATACAGTGGTGCTAAAATATTAGGTCACGACAAAATGCTTGACTGGGCGCCATCTATAAACATAACTAGACCTGAGTCAGACTTATGTAAAGTAAATATGAATTACTCTATAGTTGCACCTAGAATGTATAAGGGTAAAATAGATTCTTTAGTTAATAGAGTTACTACATTTGCTGATATGATACAGTTAACTCATTTAAAACTTCAACAAGTAATGTCTAGAGTTGTTCCAGATGGTGTGTTTGTTGATATGGACGGTTTAACAGAAGTTGATTTAGGTAACGGAACAAGCTATAATCCAGCTGAGGCTTTAAACATGTATTTTCAAACTGGTTCTATTGTAGGTAGATCTTTTACTCAAGATGGTACCGGTAACCCAGGTAAAGTACCAATACAGGAATTAGCCACGTCTAATGGAATGCAAAAAATATCAGCTTTAATACAAACTTATCAATACTATTTACAAATGATAAGGGATGTAACTGGTCTTAATGAGGCTAAAGACGCTAGTTCTCCAGATAAAAACGCTTTGGTAGGTTTACAAAAGTTAGCTGCAGCCAATAGTAACACAGCAACCAGACACGTTCTTCAATCAAGCTTATATCTTACACTTAGAACATGTGAAAATATATCTCTTAGAATAGCTGATTCTATTAATTTTCCAACAACATATTCAGCTTTAATAAACTCATTGTCTAAGTATAATTCTGAAACACTATCAGAGCTTCAAAAAGTAAATGTCCATGATTTTGGTATATTTTTAAATCTTGAACCAGACGAAGAGGAAAAACAATTGTTAGAGCAAAATATACAAATGGCATTACAGCAAAATCAAATATACTTAGAAAATGCTATTGAAGTAAGAGAAATAAAAAATCTCAAGTTAGCTAATAGAATGCTTAAGAAATTTAGAGAGAAAAAACAAGCTCAAGAACAAGCCGCTCAACAACAAAATATTCAAGCTCAACAACAAGCTCAAGCTAAAACCGCTGAGCAAACAGCATTAGCTGAAACTCAAAAACAACAAGTTTTAACTGAACAAAAAATACAGTTAGAACAGTCAAAATCTGAGTTTGATATAAAGAAGTTGCAAATGGAAGCTGAGTTGAAAAAGCAATTAATGGAGCAAGAGTTTAACTACAATATGGAGTTAGCTAAAATTGCGGCTAATGCAAAACAGCAAAGTGAAAACACTAAAGAAGATAGAAAAGATCAAAGAACTAGAATACAAGCTACTCAGCAAAGTGAAATGATTAACCAAAGAAAAAATGATGGAAGTGCAATGAATTTTGAGAACAACCAAGCAGCTCCTAGCAATTTTGAATCTATGGGTAATGACAACCTTGGTAACATGGGGTTAGATCAATTTGAACCTCAATAACAATTATTAATTATTATATTATATTATGTCAAAAGAAGTAAAACAAGAAGGCGACTTTAAAATGCCACCAAAAAAGAAAAGAGGTAGACCTAAAAAACTAACTAATTCCGCTGGAGATATTAAAGTAGATTTAACTAAAGAAAAAAAGGTTGAAGAAGCTAAAGAAGAAGAAGTTGTTAAAGTTGAAAACGTTGAAGAAGTTAAAGATATTAAAGAAGAAACAACAACTGAAAAAGCTGAAAACGAAAAAGAAGATCAACCAATAGTTGAATTAAATGTAGCTCAAGAAGAAGAATATATTACAGAAAGTAAATCAGAACCACAGCAAGAATATCCTGAAAATATAGAAAAACTTTTAAATTTCATGAAGGAAACTGGTGGTGATATAAATGATTACGTTAGACTTAACGTAGATTATAAAGACGTAGATAAAAGTGATTTACTTAGAGAGTATTATAAAAATACTAAACCGCATTTAAACGCAGAAGAAATAGATTTTATATTAGAAGACAAGTTCACTTTTGATGAAGATGTGGACGAAGAACGAGATATAAAAAAGAAAAAACTTGCGTATAAAGAAGAAGTTGCAAAAGCTCAAAAATTTCTTGAAGATTTAAAGAGTAAATATTACGACGAGATCAAGTTGAGACCGGGCGTTACTCAAGAACAAATCAAGGCTAATGAGTTTTTCAATAGATACAACAAAGAACAAGAAATAGCTAAAAACAGACATGCAAAGTTTGCTCATGACACTAAACAATTTTTTAACAATGAAGAATTCAAGGGTTTTGAATTTAATTTAGGAGAAAAAAGGTTTAGGTATAACGTAAATAATAAAGAAAATGTCGCTAATAATCAATCAAATTTAAACAATTTTGTGGAGAAGTTCTTTAACAAAGAGGGTAATTTAAAAAACTATAGTGATTATCATAAAGCTATTTACACTGCAGAAAATGCTGATACGATTGCTAATCATTTTTACGAGCAAGGCAAAGCTGACGCCGTAAAAGACATGATGGCTAAATCTAAAAATATAGATAATTCACCTAGAACTACTTCTAGCGGGGATGTTTATGTTAGTGGATTTAAAGTTAAAGCTGTAGGTGGTGTTGATAGTTCTAAGTTGAAATTAAGAATAAATAAAAAATAACAACTTAAAAATTAAAAAAAATGGGTGGAACATTAGATAGCTTATCCCCAGGTTTAGAACCTGCTCCGAAAAAGGGAATGGCTTTAAATTCAAATTACCTTCAGTTTACTGACAAGAACGGTGCTGACTTCTCATCATTTGCTGAGCAGTACTTACCAGAGCTTTATGAAGCTGAAGTAGAAAGATACGGAAACCGAACTATTGGAGGTTTCTTGAGAATGGTTGG